CAGCCTTACCGGCACGAGAGCGGCGTCTATTTCAACGATTGCGATCTGCCCTGGGCGGACACTTTTTCGCTCAACCTGTCGAGCGGCGGTAATTTGACGACACTGAAGCAGATGCTGGTCGACCTCGACGGCGATCCGACCAATCTGCACTATCAGCTCTATACTCGAATGACGCGGCTGGGTCGGGAGGTCGAACAGATCACGACGCCGAAGGTGATCCGGCCTGACGGGTTCGTCGATTTCCGCACCACCGCGCGCGACATCCGCCTGAGGTGCGCCGTGATCGGTCCAGCCGTGCCCGCCTTCACATTAGGCCAACATCTAATTGACGTTGCGCAAAGGGGACAAAGATGAGACCCCTCAATCCGATGGTGTTTTTTGAGGCCAGCTATATCCCAGAACCAAATTCAGGATGCTGGTTGTGGACCAGGGCGACCGAGGTCAGCGGCTATGGCTCGATAACCGTCGGACGCGGTCCAACTAAGAACGGAAATGAAAAAGCGCATCGTTTTTCATGGCGACTGCATAAGGGCGAAATTCCAGCAGGAATGCAGGTTCTTCATCGATGCGATGTTCGTTCTTGCGTGAACCCTGATCATCTTTTCCTCGGAACCCCCAAGGACAATTATGACGACATGGTCGCAAAAGGGAGAAAGGCGCGTTTCGATTATTCGAGACTATCGCCATTGACGCGCGATGCGGTTGACAACATCAGGCGTGACCGAGATCACGGATTGAGCTTTAGCAAACTCGCAAAGCGATACGGCATCTCCATAGCTGCGGCTTGGAAGATCGCTCGTTTTCGTTCATGGCGGGGACAACGCTGATGCCAACCCAGTCCAGCCGTCCCGCCCTCCAAACGCCGCCGCAGCTCCCGGCGATCAAGGGCCTGGACGAGGCGCTGGCCGACTATCTGCGCCGCTTCTCGCTGTGGTCATTCGCCAACTTCAACGCGAGCCTGCAGAAGAACACCGCGACCGGCGCGCTCTACCTGCAGAGCACGAGCGGGAGCACGGTCTGGTCGCTCACCATCGACGACACGGGGGCGCTGCATACGACAGCGCTTCCTCCGGGGACGACGCATCCATGACCAAACGCAAAGGCACGCCAGAGCAATATTTAATGGACAACTTTATTCCAGAGCCAAACTCTGGGTGCTGGTTATGGCTTCGCTCTATTCTCAACGGCGGCTATGGACAGATAAAGATTGAAGGCAAGCTTTGGCAAGCTCATAGGTTCGCGTGGAAGGTTTTTCGAGGAGAGATCCCAAGAGGGGCTTTGGTGCTTCATCATTGTGACGTTCCCAGTTGCGTAAATCCAGATCATTTGTTTCTTGGAACAAACATCGAAAATATGAATGATATGCGTCAAAAGGGCAGAGCGAGCCAAGGGGAGCGACATGCACGAGCCAAACTAACCAAGGCGAATGTTTTGGCTATTAGGAGGCGTTGGACTGCTGGGGAAACGATGTCATCTTTGGCCGAAGTTTATGGCGTGACTAAAGGGTGTATTCAATTTGCGGCCAAGGGATGGACATGGAAGAGGGTGGTATCGTGACCATGCACCCATATTACAAAAAATTAGCGCGCGTTTTGGACAGAATGGGCGACATTTACGCGCTTGACGACATCCTGGCGCGGCTTGGCGACGGGCGGATGCAGAGTTTTGCACGCGGCAATTCATTTGCCGTGACCGAGGTCGCCTCATTCCCGCGCCGCAAGGTCCTCGACATCCTGCTCGCGGTTGGCGACCTCGACGACTGCGTCCGGCTGCATGACGATATCGTTGACTTTGCCGACGCGCAGAGCGCTTCGCTGGTGCGCGCCTATGGCCGGCGCGGCTGGATGCCTTGGATGGCGGATCGGGGCTGGCGCTGCCTGACCAAGAACTTCGTCTATCAGAAGGATATGTAACGATGGGCAGCGGCGGCGGAAGCAGCAGCAGTCAGAACCAACAAAGCATCAGCCAAGTGCAACTCCCGCCTTGGATCAACCAAGCCGCGCAACAGAATTACGGTCTGGCTCAAAACGTCTCTCAGATGCCGTTGACTCAGTATCAAGGCCAACAGGTCGCTGATGTTGGGCCACAAATGCAGCAAGCCTGGAATTTAGCTGCTGGTTCTGGCGGCGCGGGACAGGATCAATACAATGCCGCGCAAGCCGGTCTCCTGACGGCGGCCGGTACGCCAGCAACGCAAGTCACGCCGCAGACTTTGGCCGGCACTAATCTGCAGCCATACATGAACCCCTACACACAGTCGGTAATCAATACTACGTTACCGATAATGCAACAACAGTTGGATCAGCAACAGGCAGCTAATCAGGGGCAGGCTGTACAGGCCAATGCTTTCGGCGGCTCGCGGCTCGGCGTCCAACAAGGCGTCACCGGAGCGCAAGGCGCCTTGAACATGGCCAACATGGCGGCCGGGCTCAATCAGACGAATTTCCAGCAGGCCCAGGCGGCGGCGACCGGCGACATCACCCGCAATTTGACCGCGCAGCAGGCCAACCAGGGGGCCAACCAGGCCAACATCAATTCGCTGATCCAGGCCGCGACCGGCCTCGGCGGGCTCGGCTCGCAGGCGCAGCAAAACCAGCGGCAGCAATTCCTGGAGCTGTCGACCGCGGGCGCCCAGCAACAGCAGCAAGCCCAAAATCAGATCCAGGCGCAGATTGGGCAATTTAACCAGATGCAGCAGTACCCCGGCACACAATTGGGAGTGTTGCAGTCGGCCCTCGGCATGACGCCCTACGGCTCGACCACCATGGGCGCGAGCACAGGGCAGAGCCAGACGCAGACGAACCCGTCGCTCACCAGCGACATCTTCGGCGGCCTCCAAAGCTTGGGCGGGATGTTCGGCGCGGGCGGGCCGTTCGGGGCCGGCGGCGCGGGCGCGGCGTTGTTCAGCTCAGACCAGCATCTCAAGACCGACATCCAGCAAGTCGGCGTGCATCCGCCGACCGGCCTGCCGCTCTATTCCTACCGCTACAAGGGTGACCCGAAGTCTTTCCCCAAAGTCACCGGCCCGATGGCCGAGGACGCGATGCAGGTTGCGCCGCATGCGGTCAAGACGATCGGCGTGCATGGCCCGACCGGCCAGGCGATCCACGGCGTCGACATGAACGCGCTCAACGCCACGCCTGCCTTGCGTCCGCGCTCGATGCCGGGCTCGGCCGGCCCGCTGAACCGCGTGCCTGGCGCGCTCTCCCCGGTCGCGCCAAGCGGCCTGACCGGGGCGCTCGGGGCCAACCTGCGCCCGCCGCGCCTTAGGCCGAGGGCGACCATGCCGAAGGTTCCCGGCGTGATGACGTCGGCGTTGGGAGGCTAGCCATGCCGCAGTATGGCTTTGGCGCGCCTCCTGGGACGGGCGGCATAGGCGGCAACTTTGGCGGCGCCTTCGGCAACAGCTTCGGCAACTTCACTCCGAACGCGAACCTCGCTTACCAGTGGGGCGGCCCGACTGGTCCCGGCATGTACGACGCAGCGGGCGCATACATTAATCAAGCAGCGGCATTCAAGCCGCCGGTCTACACCAACAGCATGGGCGGGGGTGACTGGGGAACGCCGTCGTCTCCGGTTGCGGGGTCGCCATACACCAACACCATGTCTCCAGGAAGTTGGGATAAGATCGCCGCTGGCGTCCGGGCGTCGCAGCCGACGCAGGCGGCCTCCTCAGGCTCTGCTCCGTCGACGGGCGGTTGGCAATTTCCCGGCGGAAGCGCGGGCGCCGCGCTCATGGGGATGCAGGCCTATTACGGCGGCGGCGGCTCGGCAGGCGGCGGCGGGGCGACCGGCGGCTATGGCGGGCCCGGCATCAGCCCATCGTATTTTGATCAGTTCTCGCCCATGGGCTCCAACGCCGGGGCGATGGGCGGCGGGATGGGCTATCCAGGCCAGGGCCAGGGCAACGTCAACTATCCGTTGGGTTCGGCGACTCAATCGCGTCTTGGCCAGCTTGTTTCCGGCGCAGAGTCGCGTTACGGCGCGACCGCTGCAGATCAGCCGCCGACCATGGCCAACCAGTATTATGGTCAATACCCGGCTTTCGTCCAGCAATATGGCGGCGTTCAGGGCGAGCCTGCCGTCACCAACTATGCCAACGCAATTTTGAAGAGCAGACCTGATGCTACTCTGGGCGATTATTACGGCGGCTATTTTAGCGGAGGCCCGCCAAGCGCTGCTTCGCCGGCTCTTTACAACAGGTGGGGACAGTCAGGGGCGCAGGCTCAGCAGAACTGGGGCGGCGTGCTTGCTGCCAACAATCTGTCGCCGTCGACGCCGCTGTCCTCGGTGATGGGGCAAAGGGTGGGAGCAACGACTTATCCGACTCAGGCCATCCCCGGTGCAGGTGGAGTGACGCCTTGGCAGGTGGCGCAAGCAGGCGGGATGACTCTTAACAACTCGGGCCGGTTCTAGGGGAGAGACGTGGCTGACATAGCACGCGGATCGTCAGACGGCGTTGACATTGCGGACCTCAACCCGGCCTTCGCGCCGAGGCTCGCTGCTTTCCGTGCTGGGCTCGCCCAGGCGGGCATTCAGACCAACATTGTCTCCGGCTATCGCTCGCCTGAATTGCAAGCGCGGCTGTACGCCAACTATCAAGCCAAGCAGCAGGGGCGCCCCCTGCCCTACCCGCAGGAGAACAATGGCGGGATTGCCGCGTCGCCCTGGCGTTCGTTCCACAACTATGGGCTTGCCGCCGACGTCATGCCCGCAAATCCGGCGGATTACAAGCGGATGTGGGCCATGGCGTCCCAGTACGGGTTGACGGCGCTGGGGCCAAAAGACATCGACCATTTTCAACTGGCCGGCAATCTTCCTGATCTCATCGGCCAGTACAGACTCGCGAACTGGCGGCCGGATAGCCAGCCTGCCCCAACTCAGGGGGCAATCGCCTATGCCGGCCCGGCCGGCGGCGCTCCCACCGCGGTCGCCTCAAATGCGCCAATTGCGCCGGCAGGCACGGTCGCCTCGGCCGCCCCGGCCGCGAGCGGCGGCTCTGGCGGCTATCTCAGCCAGCGCGATCAGCATATCCAGTTCATCCGCGACTACGCCAAGAAGATCGGGGTCAATCCCGATCTGGCGCTCGGCATCGCCCAAGCGGAGGGCCTCAACGCCTGGAGCGCCAAGAACCCGGCGGCCGGCAGCTACATCGACCGCGATGCTCAGGGACGCCCGTTCAGCTTCGGCGACTTCCAGCTCAATACGAACCGCGGCCTCGGCGTCACCGCCCGCTCGCAGGGCATCGATCCCAGCGACCCGAACCAATGGCAGGCGGCCGACAGGTTCGCCCTCGACCAGATGAAGGCCGGCGGCGTCGGACCGTGGCGCGGCGATCCGGTCGCCAAAGCGTATCTCGCCAGCGGCAAGGTCGCGCCGTTCACGGCCGGGTCCACCCTGAACACGACCGGCGGCCCGGCGGTGGGCTCGCAGACTGGCGACGCCTCAGGCGGGGCAGGGACGGGCGCTAGCGGGGTTGCAGCCACTCCCGGCACGGCGAGCACAAGCCAGCCGGCAGGCGGCCTGGCGGCCTCCCTGCCGGGCTTCGCGCCCGACTCGCCCGGCGCGAAAATGACCGCGACCGGATTGAAGACCCTGACGGGCGACCAGGGTGGCGGGGGCGGCGGCGGCGGGGGCAGTCAGCCGTCGATGCCGCCGCTGCCGATGCCGCAGCCGCCGATGGCCGCGGGCGGCCCGATGATGATGCTGGGCGGGCAGAACACGATGGGCCAGCGGGCGGCAGAGCAGGCGCTGGGCCAGCGGTTCATGACCCAGCCGACATTGGCGGCGAACGCCATCAACCCAACCGTCTCGCCGATCGGCGCCCTGCCGCCTGGCGGCATGGCGGCAGGCCAGGCGAGCGGCTTCCCCGGCATGCCGGGCACGACGCTGAATAGCCCGTCGCAGTTGCAGATGGCGCTGATGACCGGGAATATTAACCCGTATGACGTGTACGCCAATGCCGGTTTCGGCGGCGTAGGGAGTTAAGGACATGGCGCAGGACCTCGGCGCGTTCACCAATGCCTGGATGTCAAACCCGTACATGTTCGAGCCGGGCCAGCAATCGAACCAGTTTTCGAACTATAACAATGCGCCTATACCTTGGCCTCCAAGCTACAATGTTGGCAACGTCGGAGCGCCAACCAATGCGATGGGCCAGCCGATCCAGAGTTACCTCGACTGGGCGAAGGCTAACCCTGCCGGCATGACGATCAACAATACCCCCCAGCAGCCGCAGCAGCAGGCGGCGCTTCGGTCGCCGCAATATCAAGGCTATCCTGCGCTGCAAGCCGGTCTACTTACGCCCCAACAGCAGGGTTTATACAACTCAGCAACCGAAGCCGAGAACGCCGGGGCGGCGGCGGCGGCTCAAGGAAGTGGATTTGGCAGCCGTCAAGGCGCTGGCACTCCGGGGCAATCGCAAGTCGACTTCGGCCTGGGGCAAATGTATCGGAACATGGCCGCTCAAGCGGGCGGCCCCACCGGCACGCCGGCCGCAGCGCCGCAAGCCGCCGGTCCTCCCAACAACTGGATGGCGGCGCTCAACGCCAGGGCCAATCCGGGCAATCCCGTGACGCCGGGCGCGACCGTGCCGATGGTGCAGGGCTATCAGCCCGGCGGCGGCGTCAACCAGGCCTTCCTGCAGCAGGCGGGGGCGGGCGCAGGCATGAACCAGAATTTCTTGAATAACCTGCGAGCCATCCAAGGGAGGTGAACCCATGCCTGGTATCGCCGATATCATGTACATGCTTTCGGGCCAGCCTGATCCAGCTCGACAGCTTGCGGGGATGCTCTCGGGACAGCAACAGCCCCCAGGTCCCGGAGCGCCATCGCAGGGTGCAGCCCCACCGGGAGGTCCCGCTCCCGGTGGGGCTGCTGCCGCTCCCGGTGGTGGAGCGGCTCCGGGCGGCGCGGCCGTAGCTCCCGGCAATCCTGGACCGGGTCAGCCTCAGGCCTTGGCCTCGACGCCTGATCAGGCGGCGGCCAATCAGACGCTCGCCAACCCGCCCAACATCATGAGCCTCTATCTCCAGCTCCAGCAGCGGCAGTCGGCGAGCGATCAGATCAATCGCGGCTTGGCGCTGATCGCCGCCAACCATTCCGGCTCGCCCGAGATGGCGCGCGCCATCATGGGGTCCGTCGGCGGCGGGCCGGACGCCGGCTCGACCGTCCAGAACCTGATGAGCCTCTATAGCGCCCAGCAGGGGATGGCGGCGCAGCAGCAAATGCTCGGCCAGTCGGGCGCGATCGCGAAGAGGCTCAACATGGACGAAGGCGTCGTGCGCGCCGAGATCATGGCTGGCCGCGGCCCCGACCTAGTCCGGTCGCTGGAGCCGGGCGAGCAGCAGAAGAACATCATCTTCCAGCATGACCAGTTCATCGCCCATGGCGGCACCGAGGATGACTGGAACAAGAACATCCTGCCGACGGTGATGATGGGCTCCCTGCCCGGCATGACGCCGGACTACATGAGCTATCTGCAAGAGAGGAACAACTGGCCGCAGACCCATCCCGGTCAGCCCGTCCCCGACTTCGTCCAATGGAAGAACATCGTTCAACAAGAGCAGGTGACGACGAAAGACAAACAGGACATGGTCACCAACGCGCAAGGGCAGATGCATACCTTGCTCGGACCGCTGACCTCGATGGAGGGCAAGGTCAACGGTCTCCAGACTGCGCTCGACGCCGGCAAGCTCGACAAGCTTTTCCAGTTGCCGCCAGCGGCCATCAAGGCCATCGCCACCAGCGACAACGTTTCAACGGCCAACAACGTCCTGAACGGCATTACCCGCACCCTCGGTTTTGGCGATATCTCGCTTAGCCCGGAGGAATTGAACTACGCCAAGGACATCTACGAACTCAGCCAAAACCAGCAAAACATGCACGCCTTGGGCGCGACCAGTTCGCGCACCATCGCGCCGCAGTTTGAAACGATCGGCTCTTTCCTCGGCCCGGTGGGAGATCTCTCCCGCGGCAAGCAAGGCTGGAGCGACAACCTCGGCAAGCTGCGCGACAACATCCTGAACGGCGAGGCGAGCATCTACGGCGAGGCCAACATCACGCCAACCGGCGATCCGGCGCATGTCGACGAGCTTCTGAAGCGCACGCCCCCGCAATATGTCGCGGGCGGCGCGATGAACTTGCGTCCGCCGACGCCGATCCCGCCCGACGAAATGGCCAAAGTGGTAGCTCACCTCAAGCAGAACCCGTCCGATCTTGGCGACGTTGTCCAGTACCTGAGGGCGGAAAACCATGACCCCACGGACTTGGTGCGCCGCGTCCAGCAAGGACTGACATAATGTCGATCGACACTTTCCTTGGCGGGTTGAACCAGCAGCGGCAACCCGCGCCTGCGCCGGCCGCGGCGGTTCCTGCGCCTGCACCCGCTCCCGCTCCTGCGCCGACGTCGGCAGCGGCGGCCGGCGCCCCGCCAATTTCCGCCAACCCGCCGCAGCCTGCTAGTCAATCATGGTTCAGGAAGGACCCGCAAACTGGCGAATGGGGCGTCTCTTTTCCAGGCGCGCAGACCGCTCACAACATCATTGACCGCTTCACTAACAATGTCCTCCTGGGCGCCGCCGATCCGATCACGGCGAAGGTCCAAGACCTGTCCAATCCCAATGTTCCGCTCGGGCAGGCTCTGAACCCCACAGTTTCGGGGACCGGCCTGCCGGCCTTGCGGGCGCAGCGGGAGCAGATGAACCAGCAGATGGGACCGGGGGCCAGGCTGGGCGCTGACGTTGCCGCGCAATTTTCTCCCACCGGGCAAGTCCTCAACCGAGTGCCTTATCTAGGTCCAGCGCTCCAAGGCGCGGGTCAGGCAGGGATTACCGCCTATAACGAGGGGAAGGATTGGCCGACCATCGGTCAGGATACAGCTTTGGGCCTGTTAACCGGGGTGGGGAGCCAGGCCGCCAGTCAGGCAGTGCGCCCTTCGGTGGTTCGGAACGTAGCCGGCTATGGGCTGGAGACGGCGCCTGGCGCGGTCCTCGGAACCCACCTTGGCGGATTGGAGCATGGGCTTATCGGCGCAGCGTTGGGGCCGATGACGCCGCTACACAAGGTAGGCGAGGCAATCAGAGGACTGTGGCCCGACGCCGACTGGACTTCTGCTCGAAAGGCTTTCCAGAACCTACTCATGGGGACCGGCTCATCCGCTATCGAGCAGCGAGACCAGAACCAATTCGGTCCTTGATCGCTCGGATGATGATGTATGCGGCGATCATCGTCAGGCCGATGGCGGTCCAGACGGTTCCAGCGTTGGGCGCCTGATAAGCGAACACCCAAGAAAGCAGAACCAGGGCGGCGCCGACGCTGCGTCGGAACGACTGCGAGGTGGCCAGCGCCCAGAACAGCCCATAACCGGCGCCGAAGATGCAAACGGTCCAAAACACGAAACTCATCAAAGCGCGGTCCTTCTGCTTTTATGGATCACGGTCGCGCGCCATGCGCTCGCCAAGGGCGTCGCTCTCGCGATAGCCTTCAACTCGACGTCGTGAGTTGATCCGGTGGACTTGTTCCCACGTCATGCCCTTGCGTGGGCCTCGCGGCAAATTTTTTGCCTGGGGCTTTTTCGTCCGTTTCGGCGGGTTCCAAAATGGGTTTTTGCTGACCATCGTCGTCGCATGTTGGCATTTGGCCAACACCTTCTTCCGTCGTCTTCTTCCGCTTCCCCCTACCTACCGTGGTGTTGTACTCTCCCGGCAGATATTCGCGCGATTAAGGGGACCCTGCGAACGTCAATTTCCCACAGATGCTCAGTATGGCTGAGCCTCACCCCCAAGCCCACCGTGATGGGCTTGGGGATGGGGGCGTGGGCCTCGCAGCCGACGCCGTCTGCACTTCACCGGCCTCAGGGTTGAGGTTGTCCGGTCGGTCGGAAGAGCCCTTAACTTCGATGATCCGAGGCGTGGGCGGTGGAAGGCCGCGTCCCAGAACGCCGTTTTGCGGGCAGAAGTTACCCCGTGACGTTTCTTCGGCTTAACGATGCCGACGCCGTCTACTGGAGATTTGGGGGGGGTTCGGGCTTTTGGCTCAATCGGCTTGAAAGCCGGGCTTTAAGCCTATATTGCTTCTCGCAAGCATTGGGTGAGAGGTCTCCAATCTCTCTGGCATCCAATGGGCCGGGGAGCGCGACTACGCTGCCCCGGCATTTCTTTTTTGGCCCAGTTTCGGCGGCGTGGCAAGAGGGTCATTTCGGCGACGGCGGCACGCATGTACGTCATCCCAGCGCTCTCACTCCTCTTAGGTGCGGGATGGACGTCAAGAAAGGCTAATGGCCTCAAAGGGGGCCCAAAATCCCGCACCTCCCCGGAAAGGCCCGGTTTTCCTCGTTTCATGGCTACCGGATCGAAATTCGAGGCGCATTTTCATCCCTTGATTTCAGGGGCGTTTCCGCCCCTCAGTCCCGCACTGAAATCGGTGCGGGATTTTTTGTGGCGGGCCAAGATGGGCCAGCCAGGGCCAAGATGGGCCAGCGGGGGTCAAAAAATCTGAAAGGGGAAAATTCTATTTCACAGTCACGTCACGCTCGATAGGGCCTTCGAACTTGGCCCGCTGCGCCTTCGCGATGGCCAACAGCTCAGGCCCGCGCGAGGCGCAGATCGCTGCGACGGCTTGGTGGCGATCATATTCGATAGTGTGTCCTGCCCGATGCATCCGGTCGAGCGCCGCCATCACCCGCGCGATCTCGTCGGCGATCCCCTTCGGGTTCATGCGCGTCTCCAGGACGACCTCGTTGCAGGCGTCGCAGCAGCGTCCTGCCATCGACAGCGGCATCGGGTTGTTGCCGATCCGCTCGTAGTCGAGACCGCACAGGCAGCAGGGGCCGTTTTCAATGGGCTTGCGCATCGGTCTTTTCCCTCTCCGACATGACCCTCAGACGCTCGACTTGCCATTGCCGCTCGGCCAGGAGTTCGGGCCCGTGGACGACGCAGACCGCCGCCAGGGCCTTGCTGCGCTGGTCTCGGGTGGCCATGCGCGCGAGCGCCTTCTCGACTCGCGTCACTTCCTCCATCACCGTCGCCGGCTGGATCTGCGCCTCGACCACCAGCTCGTGGCAGGCGTCGCAGCAGCGCCCGCTGTCGGCGAGGGGATAGGGGTTGTGGCCGATCTGCTGGAAACTGAGGCCGCACAGGCAGCAGACGGTCTTGCTCATAATCCCTACTCCTCGGTGAGCTTGGCCTCGCAGCCAAATTTGTGCAGGGTTTCGACGATCTTGGCGGCGCGGCGGCGAAGGTCGCGCGCGACGACGTCGCCGATTTCCCGCGACGCCTCCAGGCTCAAACCGTCAAAATAAAGCTGCAGTACGCCGCTCGTCCCTTGCTTGGCTGTAGCATTGAGGTTGAGGTCTTCCAGGACTGCGTCCTTGATTTCCTTGCGCTGCTTATGGAGAGCCTCCAACCTGCGGTAGAGGTCCTGGATTTTCTTGATGTCGGCGGGGGTTAAGGTCACAGCTCCTCCAACAGCTCACGGTCCCCTGTGATGATCACCACCGGGCCGACGAGGACGTCGCGGCCGATGAACTCTGGGCGCATCGCGTGCCAGAGCAGGGTGGCGCGCTGGTTTACCGGCATCTGCTTGCGCTTGCCGTCTTCGTCGCAGAAGGCGACGCAGCGTTCGCCCTGGTAAGCCTTGAAGGATGGCACGGCCTCGACGTAGCCGCCGCCGATCCCGTCCTTGAGGTCCTTCAATGCGACAGGGGCCGCCAGCTCTTTCGAACTGACGGCCCCTTGCACCGGGATGATGGTGAGGACGCCCCTCATTGGTTCTCTGGATCGGTTGGTGGGATCGGCCGGTCAGCCGGCGGGACGGGAGCGGCAGGCTCGTCGTCGCCGTCGTCAACACAGTACTCGCACAGGCGCTGTTTGCGGGAAGAGCGCGCCTCCCAATACTCGGGGTCGCGCAGGAGGCCACACTTCTCGCAGCCGATAGCGCGACGTTCCCATCTCGCTGTGGCGATGTGAAGCCGCTCTAGTCTACTGGTGATCCTCATCATGCCGCCTCCACCAGTCTGAGGGCCGGGCGCTCCAGGAGATGCCGGCCGCGCTTGGCGCTTCGCTTGCCGTCGAACTTGGCGACGTATTTGGCCGCGACCGGCAACGTGTAGCCGAACCAGGCCATCAACTGATCCGCCGTCGCGCCGTTCTCCAGCGCGCGGGTGGAGGCGGTGGACCTCAGGCCGTGCGCGGTGCAGTCTACGAGGTCTATCTTCTTGCAGGCCTTGTTCAACCATATGCTGAGGTAGCCCTCGGTGATCGGCGAGCCGTCATGCTCGGAGCAGAGGAAGGTCTCTTTGCCGCACGGGCCGGCGGCGATCGCCGCCTTCAGCCCCGATGTCATCGGGACGGTGACGTTCTTGTGGTTTTTCTTGGTCTCGATGATGAGGTCGCCGTCCTGGTCGAGATGCTGCGGACCCATGCGGACGATGTCGCTGCACCTCAAGCCGCATTGGCCCAGCTCGTAGCCGAGGCGCTCGCGCGTGCCGAGGGGATAGGCCTCTTCAAAGGCCCGCTGCTGGCCTGCCGTCCAAGGCTCATGGCTCTCTTTGTCGTAGTCGACCAGGGTGATGCCGACAGCCGGGTTGCGGCTGACCAGCTTCCTCGGCGGCTCGGCGGCCCAGGCGAATAGCGCCCGCAAGACCGAGACGACGCGGTTGGCGTTGGCCGGGGCCGGGCCCGGCTTCTCGGGATCGAGGCCATGCGCGGCGACATGGTCGCGCAGCCTGCTGATGCTGACGTCGTCGATGCCGAGATAGGGCTTGCCGCCGTTCTTCCGCGCGATGGCGCGCAAGATGCTGGTATGCTGCTTCCTGGTGTTCGCGGCGGCGAAGTGCGCGGTCGCGAGATACTGATCGATCAGCCACCCGAGGCTCGTCGGATCGCTGTGCGACAAGTGCCGTTCCTTCTTGTCCGGGGCGGGGGAGATCGAGCGCACGCCCCACTTGGCCGCCTTGAAAGCCTCGACGAAGGCGGGCGATCCGAACTCGCCATGAATGCGGATGCGGGGCTCATGGCCAACGCGGTAGTACCAGACCTCGCGGCCATGGCGGGTCATCTCGCCCAGGAGACCTTTCTCAGGGCGATGGCCGGCAAAGAGCGGCCGTCTCTCCAGCTGTTTCATTTTCCCTTACCAGTCAGATTTCGAGTTTCACCCGCTCCTCTTTTGCCTCGGCATTCGGTGCGGGATATTGGCATTGTGCCAACACTTCTACATAAGCATCGTCGAGCGGGATCACAACCGCAACGCCGCCTCTCTCGATCCTGACCGCCTTCGCGCCGGCTTGCCTGGCGACCTTGATCGCCCGGCGCACGTCTTCGAACAGCGGTCCTTCCGATCGTCTCGGCATCATTGAGGCCCTATGATCGAGCGCAGGATGAGCCGCCCGCGCGCGGCATCGTCGGCCGGCGCCCCGCCAGCGAAGTCGAGCGCCGGGAGGGGCAGCGGGTCAGGGTGGCCCTCAGGAGGCCCAGGGACGGGCTTGGGAGGCTCAGGCTGGGTAAGCGCCGGGGAAAGCGCCGATGGGGTTCCTGGGGCTTCCAGGGCCGTCACCAATGTCGGGAGTGACGGGTGTGACGGGTGTGACGGGTGTGACGGGTGCGCCCCGCACCGCTGCGTCCATGGGTAATGCCAAATGGCATGAAGATGGCACGCCGCGGCTGGCGTCGGAAAGGACGCCCAGAACGCCATGGCGAGCCCAAGCTTCCTATCCATTGTCCTCCTCCAGGAGCCGGCGCACCGCGACGACGATCTCGTTGACCCGGCCAGGGTTGACGCCCATCAAGCTCGCCACCTTATGCTGATCGATCCCGTCGACCAGAACGGCCACGACGACCCGCAATTTCTCCTGCGCGGAGAGCGCGGTCTTCCGCTCGGCGAAGTCCTTCATCGGTTGGTCTCCTGCTTCAGGCCGTACCGCCTGGCGATCTCCGTCGGGCCGGCGCCGATCACCCGGTGGCGTCCCTCCAGGCGCTTGGCGCGAGCGATCTCGGCGACGTCGCGCCTGGTCTTTCTGTCGTGGCATTTTATGCACAGCAATTTTCCGTCTTCGGCGCTGAGCGGTTCGCGCTCGCCCATGCGAACGCCCTCGGGGACGATATGGTCGATCTCATAGTCGGCGCGCGACCGGCATCCGGCGCCGCAGCCCTCGCAGTAAACGCGACCGCCTTCGGTGGCGCGCTCGACAATGGCGCGCTCGACGGCGCGCGGGAACGGGACGCGGATCATTCCAGCTCCAGAAAGGCGTTGATCTGGTCGCGCAAGGCCTTCGCCTGTGTTTGGTTGAAGACGGCGCTGACCTCGATGCAGTGGGCGCCGCCGTATGGCCGCTCCTCGGTTTTCTCCCTGGCCTCCCCAGACCAGCTCAGTTCAAGGTCGAGCAGAGGGCCTTCACCGGGTTCAGTCGCGTGCGAATTATAGGCGTGAACGTCCAGCGCAACCTCGACCAGATCCATGGTATCGTCGATCCCCTCGACGATCTGCGAGGCGGCGCGGCGACCGGGCACATTGTAGATGCTTGTTTCGATGGTGATGTTCGTTTTCATGCCGCTCCCCGCATCAGTTCGTCAGGCTTGACCCCGATGAGCTGGGCGATCCAGCCCATGATCGCGTCCTTCGATTGCTGGAACTCGGTCTTGTCCATCCTGTCCGCCCCATGCATTCGCTGGCTCCGCGCCTTCCGCACCACTACGGTTAAGCCCCGCGCCACGACATGGGCGAACGCATCCTCGCCCCGCGCGTAGGCCGCGACCCGTAGCGCCGCCGCCCTGGAGCCGGCGTCGATGATCACCTCGCGCCGCCAGCCGGTGGCGATCAGCGCCGCTTTTCGCAAATGCTCGGGCGTCGGGTAGAGGTCCGCCAACGCCTCGGGCAGATTGTTCCACGCCTCGGCGATCCAGGCGAACTGATGCTCGTGAGAAATCCAGCTCCGCTCGGAGACCTCGTCGAGCCAGTAGCGGCGGCCGGCGACGAACGCCTTCTCGGCGTCTCGCGGCCTCGCCGGGATCATCGCAGAGCCGTTCCAAGTGAATTGCTGCATTTACGCCATCCTGTGGTGGTCGGCGTGATGCTTCCGACAAAGCCATTCGACTTTGAGCGGCTGGCCATAATCGGGATGGTGCATCTCGGCGAAGCCGCCGCAGACGCGACAGGGTTCGCGCGTCAACTTGCCGCGCTTCAGATATTGGTGGGCGTAGGACCGGCAATTATCTTTGCGTCTTTGCTCGACAGTGGGCCGGTGCGTTTTTCGCCACTGGCGCATGTACTCCCGACTGTAGGCGGCGCGTTTCGCCTTCCGCTCACGCGTGTCTTCCGGCCCTATTTCACGTGAAATAGGCAGCGGCTTCCATGATCCTTGCGCTGTGAACATAAAACATTGCATGGGCGTCAAGCCTCGTCAGTGGGCGTCAGCCAGGGTTAAGGGGTTAGGCCGCCTTCTGGTACGAGCGCCAGAGCCGGTCGAGCTTCTGCTCCAGCTCCTTGATGAAGGCGGCGATCTCGCGCTCCAGCTCGGCGATCAGCTTCGCGTCGCGGTGGACGCGCCTGTCCCAGAACTGCATTCTCGGCGGAAAGTCCGGGTTGAACGAGACGTAGTCGCACCACTGGCGCTCGGGACAGCACGCCATTTGCCATTGCATCTGGACGAGGTGATCGCTGCTGATGACCCCGTTAATGAGTGTATCGAGATGCGCGGCGGCGAGAGGAGCTTTGATCTCGACCAGGCCGGCCGCTCCGATCAGCCCATCGGGCGAGGCGTGCGAACCAACGACGAACGGATGGGGAACCAAGCCGACTTCTTCGACCTCGACGCCCTTGATCAGTGCATAGGTCAGCCGGGCGTCCGGCTCGCGCGCCGTTCCTTGCTGCATTGCGAAGGTCTTCGGGATCTCGACCGGCTTCATGGTCAGGCGCTCCAGGACCTTGTTGGCCATCAGGGTGGAGCGATCGGCGCTATAGCCGCCGCTCTTGATCTTGCGCACGACGCTGGGAGCGTCGGACGCCCCGATCGAGCCGCATCTTGCCAGCCTCCATTCTTCAGTTCCCTGGAGCATGCTTGCGCGCCTTCTCTGCTTTTGCCAGGACCAGGACTTCCTTAGCCCGCGTGAACTGGTCGAGGTTCATGTCGCTGACGGCGTTGACGCCGACGAGTCGCATGAGCGTCGATTGGCTGCGGCCGGTCGCCTCGATCAGATCCTCCAGTTCGGCGGCCTGGGCTTCGCTGATCCTGGCCGAGGTCCCGCCAGCCGCGCGCCCATCGTCGTCGACGCCCGCGGCGAGACCGACCGCGGCGCGGAGCGAATAGCGCTGCAGGTAGGTCAAGGCCGATCCCAGGGCCTGCACCATCGACATGCCGGTCGAGCCCTGATCGACGGCGCCGACCAGGCGGGTGCGCTCGCTGTGGCCGCCATTGTGGCTGACGATGCAGGTGACGGCGATCTCGGCGCCGGTCTGCTCGATCGAGAAGCGGTAGGAAAGCCCGTGCTCGGCGAACACCGGATCGATAGTCCTGGCGACGTCGGCGAAGGTTTCGTATTTGTAGCGGGTGCGTCCTTTGGCGCTGGTGAAATCGACGTCGCGGGTCTTCAGAACCGGCTCGATCTGACCCTTGGCCAGGCTGATGGCGGCATTGAAGGCGCGCTCGGCGGCGCGATCCTCCTCGCTGCGGCGGGCCGCGAGCAGCCGGTCGAACACGTCCATGTTGAGTTGCGGATTGGCGGCGAGCCGCTCGATCATGGCGAGCAGGCCGCCCCCGGCCTCGGCAGGGGGAACACTTGGCGGGGCCGGGGGCGCAGCGACCGACTGGTGAGGGACCTCGGCCGCTGATTGATTGTCGCTCAATTTCATCCTCCTGCAAAGGGCAGATGTTGGCCGCGCGCCATCGGCCTGTCAACCACCCAGGACTTTCATCCACAAGTATTCGCATGTCTGGCTGTTAAACGTTTTACCAGATTGCAGCAGGGACAATGGTTGTTAAATGTTTAACAAGGTGTTGGCATGTTGCCAACACTTTGGCCCGTCGCGCCGTCATCTTGTGGATAGCGCAACTATTCGCTTGACGCGCGGGCGCACTGCCCTCAATTATAGTCAGATGCCAAGAGCCCCCTATAAAGCCCCGCCTCGCGGACCACGACTCGATGAGTTGATCGCGCTCAGAAAGGCGCGCCATCCGAACCTCAAGACCAGCGGTTTCGCCCATGTCCTCGGCGTCACCAGGCTGCACCTGACCTCGATCGAGTCCGGCCGTCGCAAGCCCTCGATGCAATTGGCGCTGCGCTGGCTGACGGCGCTCGGCCCAGGGGCGCGAATGAGCATGTTCGGGCCGCTGCCGCTGGTCGAAGAGCGCATTCGCGCCATCAAGCATCTCCAACGCAATTTGCCGGAAATCTGGAAAGCAGCCTGAGGATGGGCGTCGTGCGGCGACAGGAAAATATTGCGCCGTGTCAAGACATCGAGCCCGCTCGTCCAGATCTGTTCAGCCGCCGGCCGCGCGACGGCAATGCCGAGGCCCGGCGTCAGGCGGCGATTGTCGATTATGTCCGCTGGGTCGCGCCTGACGTCGTCATCTGGGCGGTCCCCAATGGAGGCTGGCGCACCAAGGCCGAGGCTGCGAGGCTCAAGTGGGTTGGCGTTCTGGCCGGCGTGCTCGATCTTTCCTTGGCGCTGCCCAACGGCCGCTCGGCCTATTGGGAGACCAAGACCGCCCATGGCCGCCTGAGCAGCGACCAGTTCGCCTTCATCAGGCGGCTTGAGGGCATCGGCCATACCTGGGCAGTGGTGCGCGGAATTGAAGACGCGCGCTTCGAACTCGCCCGCCTCGGCGTCAAGACGAAGGAGGTGCTAATGAAGTGAACCTGGGCGGCGCGTATGGCCGAACGCCGCCCAGGCCCAGATGGTGAGGAAGCTTTAGGCAGCACAACCTCTCCCCGGCCATAGCAGATATTCGTGAAAACTCCAAGACGCCTGTTCCTGGAGAACGAAGACATGCAGGTTTCGTCCCCTTGCACGGCAGGGCCTACGGGTTGTGCTCAAGTACTCGGCGAAACCCCAGCGCATGGTGCGCCAATCAGTCGCCGTCGGTTTGTGAGACAGCGGGGCGATCTGGTCAACAAGTCGGTACCGTGGGGCCTCTGCAACCGACAGCGTGGTGCGAAATCCCGGAGCGCCAGGCAGAGCGGGGGGCGGCAATCCCTCCGAAACAGTAGCGGGAAACCTTGGTGGCGTAACCCGGCTGGCCAAGGGCTCGAATGCAGGGAAATGCAGTCGGGCAGCGCGACAACCCTGGCTAACCGCCGGGGCTATGTCGTGCTCTGCCCGCAGCAGGGGAGTTTCGGTGGCCGTTGGCCACCGATCTGGTGGCTAGTGATCAGAGTCGCGCGAGGCGAAAATATAGGAACCCAGAAGATGTTTTTGAACATTCCGAAGACGGTTCTCGATCGCATGACCAAGGACGAGGTGCGGCGCCTGTTGGCTGAGATGAGAGATGAACTGGAGGTCTTCGAGGGCTGGAACGAGGACCGGCGTGAGATCGTTGCGGCGGCGCCGCCATGGCAGGAGTCGCCGCCCCCGAAGTCATTGGACGATTACGGCAAGATGCGCGTGCGGTGATGGCGAAATGCCAATACTGCGGTGAGGACAACGCCAGCCCGCATACCTGTCCCTGGAACAAGGATGAGACGGCTTTGAGGTCGCGACAGTTGTCCCTCTGGGGCGCGCCGCGAAAACGGTGGCGGAAGCGGCAAAGGCGCGTGACTCACAAGCCGTCTTCGCGCGGGCTCCCGACGGTTGGCGTGGACGTAAAGGCGCTGGGGCCGCTTTATGACGGTCTCGAGCCGCCGTGGCTTTGACCCATGCCTGAGGTCCGCTCGGTCCTGCGCGATGGCGCATTCGAGGCGATCGTGGAGACCGCGAGCATGGCCGAGAGCTACGTGCGTTCATTGTCGGAGGCGGCGTTTCGCGGCGACCAGGCGACCGTCCGCGGCCACCTCGAGCAATTGCGCCTGTGCTGCATTGCGATGATCCAGACATACAACGTTTATTTGGAGGGAAAGACGGATGATGAAAACGCCCGACGAGCGGACGGTCATGGAAACTCTGGCGCACCTCATCCGCCTCAAAGAGCGCTACGTGCGTCAGCCGGTGAGATTGAGCGCTGAGGCCCTGAGATCGATGGGGAGGCGAAGGGATGGTCAAGACGTGGCCGGAACCAAATCTTCGAACGACAACGGTCAGGATCAGCGACCCGGCGATGGAGTGGCATGAGGTCGATCTGAATGACCTGCTGGGCTGCTGCAAGCGCGAACTGGCCTTCCGTCAGCGCTGTTATCCGCGCTGGATCGAAAAGGGGACGATCAGTCCGGCGAAGGCGGCGAGGGAGATCGAGCAGATGGGCTCGGTCTGCGACTTTCTCATTCACTGTGTGTTCAAGGCTGTCACGCGGGCGCGCTAAAGCACGCGCGGACCTACTTGGCCTTGGGCGGATTAGCCTGGCGCTGCGTCTCGGTCATCGCGCCGCGCTTCACGCCCTGCTTGGTCGCTTGCAGAGTGCCGGCCTTGAGATTTCCCGACTTTTGCATGGCGCTGACCGCTACGGCCCAGGGGTTGCTCACGCCGCCCCGCGCCTTGATCTTGCTCACCGCTCTGTCGAGGATCTTCGGCATGTTCAAAACCTCATGTCCAGCGGCCACCAGCTATGGTTCGCGTCCAATCTGGTCGATGGACCGCGCTGGCGAGCTGGGCGCCACTAAGCTGGAGCGGATCTTTGCCAAGCGGCGCGTTGACGCCCGCCACGGGATACCCGGTGATGTCAAATGGCATGAACGGCCCGCCAGGAGTTGTGGACTTGCCATACGGGAACTGGCCGGGGCGCATGCCGCCGCCCCGCGCCATCGGCCCAGGCACCGGCTGGCGCATGTAGCCCTGCGGCGCCAGCATCGCCGCAGTCTGAGGCCCGCCGAAATTCGCGGCGGTGTAAATCGGCGCATTGCGCCCTGCCATGCCGCCGCCGGTCTGATACTGGATCGGAATGAAGCGATCGCTGTTGGCGGTCACGCCCTCCATGCTCTGGCCGCCGACGCTGCGCGGATTGACGGCAGGCGTTCGCGCGCTGACTGGCTGGACGTTGGCGGCAGGGGCGTTGGCATCGATCGGCGTGCCGCCAGCGTTGCCGACACTGGGTCCTGGATTGCGCGGGAAGGCCATCGCGCCTGTCCCGACATACTGACTCGGTGGCGCTGGAGGATTGCGTGGGAAGCCCATTGCGCCGCTGCCGACATAGCCGGGCTGGCCATTGCCCACCATCGGGCCAGGCGGGATGTCGCTGGCGCCGGTCAGGGGTCCGGCCGGCTGGGCGTTGGCGAAACGGCTTACCGGCTGCACCGAGGCGTTCCGGCCCAGGGGATCGGGGCCGTCGGTCTGAGGCATGACCGTGCCGACTGGCGCGGCTGGCGCATTGCCGGGGAGCTGCATCGGCGCGCCTGTCGCCTGATTTGCCCCCAGTGTTCCGGCGATTGCATCGCCGATGCTGGACTGCGCCTGCTGCATCGCGGCCTGCTGCACCGCCTGCGGGCCGAACATCGAAGAGAGATACTGCAGCCAGCCCATGCCGGCCGATCCGGGCGCAGGCGGTCCTGGCGGCGCTCCCGGCTGAGGCTGGCCGCCGCGCAGCCAGGGCAAAACGTCGTTGATGTCGGTGTAAGCCATGAAGCCGCTCCGTTAAGGCACCGGACCAACCGGGGCCGCGCCGGCCTGCGTGTCGCCATACGGGTTCTGGGCGTTGATCATGCAGCCGATCAAGAACGTATGGTCAGCGGCGGTGAGGACATAGGTCGAGGCGGTCGCGCCGAAGATCGGCGCGCTGGCGCGCAGCCACTGGTAGCTGTAGCTGATCGGCGCAACGCCGGTCCAGGTTCCGGTGGTGACGGTCAGTGTCGATCCAACCGTGACCGTGCCGCTTATTGCCGGAGCCGCGGTCACCTGCGGCGGCAGCGGCATCGCGCCCGCCAGCGTCGACAGGGCCGCGCCCATCTGCGCCGCAGTTAGCGCATGGCCGCCATAGCCCTTGTTGACCACCAGCGCGATCTCGAGACTGAGCTGGGCGCTCGGCGTGGAGGCTTGCTTCTTGCCGGGATGATTGGCTGCCGCCGGCTCCATCAGCCGCACCGGCTGGCTCACCGTGTCGGCGGCGACCGAGGTCGCCATCGAGGAAAGCACGCCATTGATCGCGCTCGCGCTCATTCCGCCGTAGGCCTGCTTGCAGCGCAACGCCACCTGGCCGGAAAAGTCGGTGATCGTCATCGGCATCGGCGTCACTCCCGCTTGGTTGGCGGGGCGACTCCAGGCACCTGCTTCTTCTCGCCGCTCTTGACAAATGCGCCGCCCCCAGCCAGCGCGGCCTTCTCGAACTTCGGCCGCTCGGCCGCGGGACGCTCGTCGACGGCCTCGTCCCATTTCTCCAGCCCGTGCGCCTCGATCCAGGCGGAACGCGCCCGCTGCTCGACCGCGATCGGCATGCTGTCGGCATAGACGCCCTCGGGCGCTTTTTCGGAGCGCGGATCGAGCGAAGGCTCAGGGCTCCAGTCAGGGGCAGGCTTGGCCTCGGGAGGCGGCGGCTCCCATCGCGGCGGAACCGCGCCTGGCGCAAGGCCGGCCTCGGGCTCGGCTGGAGGCGCAGCAGGGGGCGGCGTCGTGGGTTTGGAAGGGGTATGCGGCGTCGTGGCCATGTCAGTTCCTCATGGATGCTGACCGGGTTTACTAGCACGAAAAAAGGCCGGGTGGGAATGAACCCGGCCTCAGTCTTCATCACACACACGATGCGAGGGTCCCTGGGCGGGACACAAGCCGAAGCTTACTCGCTCCTGTCGGGTTTGTCTGCTTCGTTCTCAGGCGTAGCCTCAGATGGCTCAGGTTGGCCCAGGAGCTGGGCATATTGATCCTGGGCGGTGGATAGCGCCTCCGCAAGCTTTGCCCATCTGGCGCCCTTCCTGAGGGCTGCAGCGCGCTTCATGGTTTCCAGAAGCGCCTCGGGCTCGTCCAGCTCGATCAAGGTCTCGACCGTCAGCTCCAGCTCGCCGGTTCTGCTCATTATCGCCTCCTATAAATCGCCCGATCCGCTTTCACCAAGCGCACGGTTCTGCTATGCTCTCAATAGCCATGGAACGCCTCATCGACGCAGATAGCCGACGCTTCTTCGACGAGTTCGAAAGCGTGCGCGTCTCGCGCTTCCGCGCGGCCGGCGTCATCGATCCGGCCAAGCGCCACGCCGTCATCCCGTTCCCCGGCGGCAAGCAGAAGCTCATCGGCGTCGCCCACACCAAGCTCAAGTACGGCGGCGGCTGGAGCTACTTCATCTGCCCCAAATGCGCCAAGATGGCTCAAACGCTGTACCTCGTCGAGAATGCAGCGCGATGCGCGAAATGCTGCGCTGCATTTAACGTCAGGCACCGCAGCCAATACGGCCTCGGCCGTTACGCCAGGAGACAAGCCACAGACCAGGCTCTCGATCGACTCGTCGCCAAACTCGAGACCAAAGAGCCGCTCAGGCTCAGGACGCCCAGAACCTGGTATGGCAAAGCAAAGCTGGTCGCACGCAGCCACACACTTACCAACAGCATGCGCCGCGCCATGATCAGGCTCAGGCTCAATCAGCTCGCAAGCAACCTAACCCTGACCAAAGACGCCACAGTCAAATCCTTCGGCCCGCGCTCAGACGCCATCGCCGTCATCCCGGAACTGCAGCAAATCTGGAAAACCCAATCCTGCGAACGTCTCGAGCAAGCCCTGGACCAAGCCCAAATCACTATCCTCAACGCACTGGATAGCAATGATCCACAACTCAGACTCGCCGCAGCCAAACTCATGCTCAACACCAAACAAGCCAGAGAACGCGGCCTTCAGACATAATTAATCTATGATAACAGATACGTGCGCTAGGGGCATGCGCCCCGCCTTGCCAAGCCGGAAAATCAGAAAATTTAATCCTAAATTTCTCAACGATCCCAATAACTTAGCCGGAGGTACGTGCAATCGCCGTTATAATTGGCGGTAGGTGCAAGATACACATAATCTGTCAAGATGGCGGATAATCAGAAGAAATCGGCGACGTCGGTCAGCCGCATAGGCGGCGGCAGCAACTCGGCGCACTCAGCCCGGCGATCCAGCGTAGGCAAGCACAACCAAAGAGCAACCGAGATGCAACCGCGAGCCAGGCTAGCGCGGCCGATCTGCTTTCGGTCTATCCAAAGCGTGCGGCAAATCCCGCACGTGCGGGAATACAACCTAATGATATCAATGTGTTGCACGGCGTATCGAATGCCAGTGTGGAATGCGATGCGTAACTCATTGATGTTTGGTTGACGTTGGGCGATCATCAATCGTTAACGCTGTGTGCGCAACCCATGTTTGGGGCCCACCTACACTGTTCTGAGATCCAGAAATGACCCCCCTATAGGAGGTCGTTCGGGGGGGGCTCCCGGAGGGAGGGTCCCATCCTACCAACCGCCTCGTTCCCAGACCACAGACCCCGCGCGTGTTGACTTACCGGCTACTGTAAATAATGTATTTACATGGCGATCAAGCTTCGATGTCCCGACTGTGGGGCGGGTTATTTTGGGTGGGAGGATCATACATGCGCGGGCGTCTCCATCAGGCCGAGTGTGATTGCGGCAGAAACCCCGAAAGGAAGTTCTGGCTCTATTTCCATGACGAGGAAGTTATCCACATTTGCCCCGGCTGCGGGCGCAGCGGATGGGTTATCATGGCGGGCTGGGAAGGGCCGCCCAAAGACGCCGGGGCTGAAGCCGTGGAAGGAGAGGAACCGGGAGCGGCTTAGGGCATACATGCGGGATTACATGCGGCGGCGGCGGGGGAAGGTCATTTAGGCCTGAGTTTGGCGCCGTTTGGGATGAATTCGACGCCTTCTTGTTCGAGGACGGCCTGGATGGCTCGGAGGGTTACGGGTCTGGCTGGGGCGGTTTCGGCTCGGGTGATGGTTGAGAGGGAGACGCCGGTTTTTTTAGCGAGTTTGGGTCTGGACCAGTTGAGGAGGGCTCGGCCGGCGCGGATTTGGTGTGGGGTGAGGGGCATATGGCGACGTTTCATGGGCGTTAGCCATGGGGTCAACCTCGGCATGGGGCCGATGGTGTCATGTTGACACGGTTCGTGTCAAAAAGGCGCGATCTGGGTAGAACCACCCAGATTTCAGCGACTTAGGCTGATTGGAAGCAAGCGTCAGTTTAGGCTGTCCACAATTTCGTGTTGAACTGTTAGACATTTGACCCTTGACAGGGTTAGACAGTTAACCGTTAAATGTTGGGACCCCGGTTGTTAACCATTTAACATGCCATCTGTTAGACATTTACAGCGTCAATTGTGAGCCTTGGCAATTATAAGCTTGCTAATATGGCGATACGACCAGGGCGCGCATGGTGTGGTTGAGTGAGGCGTTTGGGTTGTGAAGCGATGACTGGCCGCGCTCGCTGGAGGGAAGGCCTTTGACCTTGGTGAAGTGTGCGAAGTGCGGCGAGAGTTATGCTGTGGGGGTCAGGCATCGCTGTTCTCAGGGGGGCAATTCCCGGCCTGGGTGGATTGACGGCAAGTTCAATGAGAAGGCGTATCGGCGCCATTACATGCGGGAGTACATGCGGCGGAAGCGGGAGCGGCTGAAAGAGAAGGGTGCGGCTGAGTGAGGGCTTGCGGCGGGTGGTGTGATGGAAGCGATTGACCTTCTGGCGGCGCTATTTCTCATCGTCTGCGTCATATTATTTCTGGCTGGCGCCTGGGCTTGAGCGATGACGCCTCGGATGGCGGAGGAACTGGACGGGATGGCGATTGAGGCGGCGCTGAAGCTTGGCCTCGATGACGAGCAGGACCGCCTGGGGGCGGCGCTGGTGATCCTGGGGGCGCTGCGGGAGGCATTCCGGCTGGGTCATGAGGCGGCCGAGGCCGGGATGGAGGAGGAGGGGCAATGGAACTCAGGCTGACGCTGGCTCTGGAGCGCGAAACCAGAAGCATGGTGAAATATATTGAGAGGGGCGCGGCGCCAATTGTTTCCGGGCGGGGAGGCCTTTACGTCTACAAGGCCTTTTTAGGCCAGGCTCCGTACCCCAGGGAACTGAAGGTCACCATCGCGGCGTCGCGGCATCCGTCAGCGAGGATCGGCAATGACCGGCGCTGACGCCGTCACCCTGGCCGAGTTGAACATGGCTTTTGCGGCGCTCGACGACGCTCTGATGGCGTTTCGGGCCGCGGCGGCCGGGGTCGACCATGGGTCGCGGGAGCGGTTCATGCGGCATCTGAGGTTTGCGCTTCGGCTGCTCATGCGGATCGAGCAGCGGGTCTGCGGCAGGTGAGCGTCTCCTTTCTGCATGGCGACTGCCTTGAGGTGATGGCGAGCATGGCGGAAGCGAGCATCGATGCGGTAGTGACCGACCCGCCGTACCACCTGACCGCTGGCAAGAAAGGCGGCACAGGGTTTGCGTCGCTCAACCTGGACAGTCCGGCTGGCCGTTCCGTTATCGGGACCGGCTTCATGGGCAAGGCATGGGACGGCGGCGACATCGCCTTCCGGCGGGACGGCGCTCGATCCATTCGCCGGCAGCGGGACGACCGGCGAGGCCGCCCACACCCAAGGCTTCAACGCCATCCTCATCGAGCGCGAGAAGGAATACCAGGTCGACATGAAGCGGCGTCTTGCCGATGGACCGCTGTTTCTCACACTGATGGATGAGTGAATTGGCTAGACGATGTGGCGACTGCCAGCTCTGCTGCAAATTGCTGCCGGTTGAGTCGGTGCCGAAGTTTGCCGGCGAGCGCTGCCCTCATCAAAGGCATCATAAAGGTTGTGCCGTCTATTCCTTTCTCTTGCGGGCTTCGCCCGAGTGCTCGATGTGGTCCTGCCGCTGGCTCATTGAGGACGACACTGACGGGATGAGCCGGCCGGATCGGGTTCATTACGTGATCGACATCATGCCCGATTATGTCACCATTTCCTCGGACGGGCACGAGCCCGAGACCTTTGAGGTGGTGCAGATCTGGGTTGACCCCGACTATCCTGACGCCCATCGCGATCCTGACTTGAGGGCCTTTCTCGAGCGGCGGGCCAGGGATCGGATCATCGGCCTCATCCGCTGGTCCAGGATGAAGGCTGCGGCGCTCATTCCGCCCTCGCTGACCGAAGACGGCAGATGGAACCTGGTCGACTGCGGCGGCGTCGATCCGAAGCCCCATACCCTGGCCGAGGTCATCCGGGTGCTTGCCTGATATATGAAGAGAGGAGAACGGGCGATGTCGTTGATTGGCGCATTGATGGCGGTTCTGCCGGCAGCGAAGCGGTTCGCAGACGGAAATAGACGGACCTGGGCGGACGCGGGCGGAAATCGGCGGACTTTGGCGGACGTCCCGGATTTCCCGTCGGGAACTTCGGGAACATCGGTCGAGGTCGAGAAGCTCAGGCGGTCGCAAGTCCATCTGATTGACCGGATCGCGGAACTGGAGGGCGAACTCAAGGCCGAACGCCAGTACGTCAAGGTGCTGCGTGAGGCCATTCAGGACGCCAACGCCGAGATTGCCCGGCTCCTCCTGGCCTCGCACCGCTGCCAGCATCAGGCCGACCTCAACCGGGCGATGGCGCAGCAGCAGCTCGCACAGGCGCCAGGAGCCGGGCAGATCGGCGGCCTCGGCCAGTGCCAACTCGCTCTTCACGACTGCAACATGCATCAGGCCGATCTCAGCGAGGTGATGAGCCGATTTATTGGCCTTGCGCCCTCATGAGCTCTCGAATGACCCGTTTCGATCCCGACGAATTGAGGCCGTTGATCCTGGCGATGAATGGCAGCGTCAAGGCGGTCGCCAGGAAGGTGAAGGCCGACAGCGAGGAGCTCAGGGCCTTCATCATGTCGACGCCCAGCTTGAGGCGCGCGATGGACGAGGTGGTGGCCCGCGCGGTCGACCAGTCGGTCGAGGTCCTGTTCAAGGGCCTCGCCGACGACGGGCATCTCAGTAACCAGATCGCCGCCGCCAAGGTGTTCGTGAAGAGCCGGGCGGGCCAGCGGAGGGGCTTCCATCACGCGGGCGACCTGGAATTGAAGGTCCCGCAAGGGCGCGGCGCGCTGACCCTGACCTGGCTCCCGCCGGGCTCGCCGAAAGAGCCGCCATTGATCGAGGGCGAGATCGAGGATGAATGAGAAGGAGAAGGAGAAGACGAAATGAATGTTGTCGCTCTTCAAACCCCAGCAAGGGAACCGCCCCGGTCGCCGCTCGAACAGAAAGCCGAAGAGATCAAGGCCGCGCTCGCCGAGATGGAGCGGGCCGAACAACGGGAGGACAAGGCCTGGACAGGCGCGATGAACGCCCGCGTCGCTTTCGGCCTCATCCTGATCGAGGCGCGCGATCTCCTCAGAGAGGAAGAGCCGGGAACGGCTTTCGCGACATGGTGCGAGATCAACGTCCAACGCAGCATGGGGGATTGCTACGCCTGCATCAGGCTCGCCGAGAGCCATGACCGCCTCGGTCCCTGCACGGCGCCGCTGATCCAGCAAAAGATTTGGGACGAGCGGATCGCAGACGAGAGAAAGCGATGGCGGGAGGCCAAAGCGACTTCCAGGGCCGGGAGCAAATCACAAAGCGAGAGTGAAGGTGATGGACATGGTGACCCTGTCTCGCACGCCGTGAAGATCGTCATTGGCATGTGCCGCAACATGACCGTCGAGGAGCGCACCCAAGTTAAACAAGCCCTGGAGGAGATGAACCATGCCTGAGAAATTGCGACTGATGTTGAATAGCGCAGAGGCGCAAGAACGCCTCTCGACACTGGGAAGCGACGGCCTGTTCACTCGTCCCCTGAAGGTCACCGTCACGGCCGACGATTGTCGTGACAAGAACCGCGGCCATCCCTTGAGCTGCGCCATCTCGATGGCGGTTCGCCGTATTCTTTCAGACGCGAGCTATGCCTGCTCCAGGCATGACGGCCTGACTGTCACCGTCTCTGGCCATTACCTGCACTTCAAGGTGAACCGGAAGGCGTCACGCGCCATTCAGGACTTCGACGAGGGGAAACTGAAGACGCCGATCACGCTGACCTTCCCGCTCGAAGGCGTGTCGGAGGTGGCGAAGCTGACGCCTGAGCGCAAACAGCAGATCAACGCCGCGCGCCAGAAGCGCGCCGCCGAGGGACGCCCAGACAAAACATATTCGAAGCGTCCGCCATTGCGCATGCGGAACGTGAAGGCGGCCAAGGATGAACTGAGGGCCGCAATCGACAAAGCCAAGCGCGACGCCGAGGCCGCGTGACGAAGACGAGCCCGCTTCCGGATACGAAGCCCCGCCAAGACTTACGAGAGCCCGCTGTGAGGCTGCGCACGGCCAAGTCGGCGAACCTCGCCGCATGAAGGACTTGACTGACCTCGACGCCTGTCGTCTGCGCGACAAGCTGGTCCTGGAAAGATACGGCTGGTTCGGCGACCATACCCGCGGGCTGCTTCGAACTGCCCTGTCCGAGGACCGGCGTCTTTCTCATCTGCGTCGCCTCGACCGGCCATGGCTGGGACCATGTCTCGGTCTCGCTGAAGCACAGGACGCCCAACTGGGCCGAGATGGAGCACGTGAAGCGGGCCTTCTTCAGAGACGACGAGACGGCGATGCAGTTGCACGTGCCGCCGACTGACCATATCAACGCGCATCCCTGCTGCCTGCACCTCTGGGCGCCCAACGACGGCCGTCAGATCCCGAGGCCGCCAGGGGAGTTCGTCGGGTGACCTTCGTCAACGACAACGCCGCCGATGCGCCGCTCACCATCCCCTACCGGCCGCGGCGGCACTTCATTGCCCTGCACGCATCTGAAAAGCGGCTGATGTTCGTCTGCGCCCATAGAAGAGCCGGCAAGACGGTCGCCTTGGCCAACCATCTGATCAGGGCGGCCTATCTCAACGGCCGGCAATGGCCGCCGCCCCGCTATGGTTATGTCGGTCCAAGTTTTGAGCAAGCCAAAGATCTGGTCTGGAGTTATCTCAAGCAGTACACCGCGCCGATCGACGGCGTGCAGTTCCGGGAAGCGGAGTTGTCGATTGTGCTGCCGCACAATGGCGCGATCATCAAGCTGTACGGCGGCATGAGCGCCTATGAACGGATGAGGGGCATGTATTTCGACGGGATTGTGCTCGACGAATATCCTCTTTTGCAGAAGACGGTGTTTTCGACTGTGGTCCGACCTTGCCTGGCCGACTATCATGGTTTCGCCATTGTGTCGGGGACCTCGAATGGCGATGACCATTTCAACGCGCTGAGATTGAGAGCGATGGAGGACGAGAGGTGGGATGTTTTTCTGATCCCGCTCTCCGAGACGGCTGAGGAGGCGCTCTCCTACTCCGAGGCGCGCGAATTGACCCAGGACATGAGCGCCGACGAGTACGCGCGCGAGATGGAGTGCTCGTTCGACGCTCCGGTCGAGGGCGCCTATTTCGCCGAGGGGCTGAACGCCTTGAGCCTGCAAGGCCGGGTCTGCCCGGTGCCGGCCGACCTCAGCCAGCCGGTGGTGACCGCCTGGGACCTCGGGGTGCACGATTATTGCAGCATCTGGTGGTGGCAGACGATCGGCAAGGAACTGCACTTTATCGATTATGCCATGGGCGTCGGCCATGGGCTCGACCACTGGGCCCGGGTCTTGCGGGAGAAGAAGGCCGAAGGCGGCTACGACTATCGCTGCCACCTCCTGCCGCACGACATCGAGGCGCGCGAGATCTCGTCCGGGAGGTCACGGCGAGCCACCTTGGACGAATTGATCCCGAAGAACGAGCCGGTCATTACCGTGCCGCGGATCAAGATGAAGGATGACGCGATCCAGGCCGCCCGCAGCCTCCTGGGCTCGAGCTGGTTCGACGAGAAGCGATGCAAGACCGGCCTGGCGATGCTGCGCGGCTACCATAAGAGCGCGATGGGCCAGCCGGTGCATGGACCGGGCCCGCACAGCCACGGCGCCGACGCCTTCCAGACCGCCGCGGTTGGGTTTCATCTCGTCTCGGGCCTGTCGGCCTCGATGCTGAGGCGCGGCGCGATCAGAAGGCGGATCAGGGGGCTGATTTGAGAAAAAACACGAAATTGTCCTTCCGGGAGATGATCACTCTCGGCGTCCTGATCAACGTCTGGCTGGAGGTGGAGGAGAACGAGGCCAGCCTTCGGGCAGCGGAGACGGCCTTTAATCAGGCGACTGGCGAACCGCCGGTCAAGCTCCTGCAGCCGCTGGAGCTGCATCGCCTGGCGGACAGGCTTCTCGCCGAAGCTTGAGGGGTCCGCATCCCGGATGGACTATTATAATGAGATCGACCCGTTCGCCGTTCGCTGGCTCAGGAGCCTGATCGCGGCGGGGCTTATTCCTGGAGGGGACGTTGATGAACGGTCAATACTGGCTCATGGGGTACCCGGCCGAGTGGGTCGCCTGCGGGGCTTCGGCAACGCCATCGTCCCCCAGGTCGCGGCCGAGTTCGTCCGCGCCGCCCGCGAAGCCCGTCTAGCCTTCACGATGTCAAACAGCTAAGGTCGCCAGATCGGTCAGCTCCAAGGGACCGGCAGACCGCCGGTCGGTCCTTCCTGGAGCTGTTGGCAAGTGGCCATCGAACGCCTCTTCACCTTCAAGGACGGCTCGGACACGCCGACGTCCTACGATCCCGGCGATCCCGATACCTATACCCAGTTCATCCACGCGCTCATTACCGATGCACGTGACTACGAGAATAGCGTGCTCGCGCCGAAACGGGACGAGGCGCAGAAATATTATTATGGGCTCCTGCCCAGCCTCAACCCCGACGGCACGCCCTATTCCGACACCTTGATCATCGAGGATCCCAACGCGACTTTCGAGCAGATCCTAGGCCCCGGCGGCGCGGTGTCGAAATCAAGCTTCGTCTCGACCGACGTGCGCGATGCGGTCCTGATGATGCTGCCCTCTCTCATCAGGATCTTCGCCGCGTCGGAGAACGTCATTTCGCTGGTGCCGCGCTCGCCGGCCGACGACCCGATGGCGGAACAGGCGACCAATTACGTCAACTATGTATTCTGGCAGGATAATCCCGGTTTTTTGACATTATATGGCGCATTCAAGGATGCGTTGACGGTCAAGACTGGCTATATCAAGTGGTGGACCGACAATACCAAGGCGACCAAAAGAAAGCAATTCGTTAATATTACGATGGAGCAGCTCCAGACCTTGCTCGGCGAGGACCCCACCGCCAAGGTGCTGCCCGGCAGCTTGAAACAGAACCCCGATACCGGCGGCATCGACGTCACCATCGAGGGACAGGAAAATAAGCCCCTGACCAGGATCGAGGGCGTGCCGCCGGAAGAGATGCGGCTCGATCGCTACGCCAGAACCTTCGCCAAATCGCGGATCGTCGGCCATGAGCGGATCGTCTCGATCGATGAACTGACCGCCATGGGTTACGACAGGGACCTCTGCGCCAATTTCCTGCAGACCCAGGACGTTCATAATTTCACCATGGAGTCGATGATCCGCAATCCTGGGCGGGGCATGTCGACCAGGGTCGGCGACGGGGTGCTCTACGGCGAGTGGTATATCCGCATCGACAGCGACGGCGATGGGATCGCGGAACTGCGCTACGTCTGCACCATGGGCGAGGCGCACCAGATCGTCGCCGATCAGCCCGCCAACCGGATAAAATTCGCCCTCTTTTCCTGCGACCCGATCTCGCACACCCTGGTGGGCGACTCGATCGCCGATCTGACCACCGACGTCCAGCGGATCAAGACCAATATGACCAGGGGCGTGCTGGACAGCCTGGCCGAGAGCATCAATCCCAAGACGGTGGTGAACGAGCTGATCACCAATTTGGACGACGCGCTGAACGACGATCTCGGCGCGGTGATCAGGACCAGGGGCGACCCAGGCAACGCAGTGCAATTCGCCGCCACGCCATTCGTCGGCCAGGCGGCCCTGCCGGTGCTCGAGTACCTCGATGCGGTCCTGCAGCGCCGCACCGGCCTCTCCGACGCCGCCAAGGGGCTCGATCCCAAGGCGCTGCAGTCGAGTACGATGATCGGCGTCGAGGCGGTGATTTCCGGCCAGCAGGAGCGCACCGAACTGGTCGCCAGGGTGCTCGCCGAGACCGGCTACCGCGATCTGTTTCATGGGCTCTTTAACGAAATTGTCGAGTGCGAAAACCAGTCGCGGACCCTTCGGGTCAACGGCCAGTGGCAGACCTACCACACCTCGATGTTCGACGCCGACATGAGCGTCGAGGTCAACCCGACGCTCGGCAAGGGCTCGGACACGGTCAGGATGATGACCCTGCAGCAGATCAAGCAGGACCAGCAGGCGGTATTTGCACAGTTCGGGCCGATGAACCCGGTGGTGGGAATACCGGAGATGCTCAATACGATCACCGACATGCTGGAACTGGCCAATATCAAGAACGTCAGTCGTTACTTCAAGACGCCATCCCCGCAAGTCCTGCAGCAGATCATGACTGCGCCGAAAGAACCGGACGCGATGACTATAGCCGCCAAGGCGAACTACGAGCGGGTCAAGATGCAGACCGCCAAGTCGATGGGCGACCAGCAATTCGCCGCCCAGAAGCAGGCCCAGGACGAAGCGTTCAGAAGGGACAAACTGGCGGCGCAGCAAGCCTACGAGGCCGACAAGATCCGGGTCGAAGAGACTGGCCTGGCGCTCGATCACGCGGTCGACATGGCGCAAGTAGTAGTCGACATGGCCAAGGCGACCGCGCCGCCGGACAGCGGAAATGGAGGGGGCTTGCCGTAGCCACAGGAAAGGCAGTATTCATTGAGGCGCCGCAAGTGTTGGCATCCGGCCAACACCTCGAGCGCCGCCATGAATACCATGTCGGCCCTCGGCAGTACGGACAACATCGAGAACCTGAGCGAGCGGCGCGAACTCAGCGACGCCGCCAGGGCTCTGCTTGCCGACAAGGCGTTCAACCACGCCTACCTGCGGTTGCGCCAGCTCTGGTTTGCCGAGGTGATGCTCCAGCCCCATGCCGGGCCGAAGCAGGACGAGCTGAACGCGAAGCTCAGGGCGCTCGGCGCCATCCGCGACGAACTTTCCGCCGAGATCGAGAACTACCGCCAGGACGCCCGCACCGCGGCCGAGAAGGCCCGTCATGCCTGAGGGGAGGACATAAGATGCCCCCCGAAGGGCTCGACGAGGCTCGCGAGGCGTTCGCGGTAGAGATCCCGCAAGCCAGCCGGCAGCGCGACCAGGCGGGCCGGTTCGTCTCGACGAGCGGCAAACCGGAGCCGATCTTTCAGCCGCGCGAGGTCGAGGGCGACCCGCTGACCGGCGATACTTCCGACGGCGGGCCGGACGCTCGCCTGGTCGACCAGGAGAGGAGAGTCGCCGATGGCAGGTCTGAAGAAGGGGATGAAGATCGCGGGAGGAGGCCCGTATCGGACGAGCCCACGCGCTCCCGACAGGCCGCCCGCCGCCAAGGCGATGACGAGCCAGCCGATGGTCAGCCGCCAGAGCGCGTCGGGACCGAAGCCGACGATGCCGGTCAAGACCTCGAAAAATCAGACACTGGGGCCGGTCCCGAACCGGAACCAGTCGAAGACGCCGGCCCCCGGTACGAAATCGAGGTAGACGGCCAGAAGCACGAGGTCACCCTCACCGAGGCGCTCAGGGGCTACCAGAGAGAAGAGACCTTCAACTCTCGCATGCGCCAGGTGATCGAGGTGGCGCGCGCCATCGATCAGCGCGGCGCCGAGGCGGCTCAGGCGCGCGACGCCTACATCCAGCTCTGCCAGCAGCAGGAGCAGGAGATCGCCGCCCTGATCCCGCCTGAGCCGAACTGGGACCAGCTCTACCAGACCGATCCGGCCGGCGCGCATCGGCTCGAGGCCAATTACAAGTCGGTCTACGGCACCATCAACTTGATCCGCCAGCGCCGGGCCCAGGTGCAGCACGAGGCCTGGCAGGCCAACGCCCAGCGCGCCGCCAACTACGCCACGGCCGAGTTCGAAAAGTTCAAGTCGAAGAACAAGCTTTCCGATCAGCAGAGCGTCGACCGGGCCATTTCCTACATGCGCCGCACCGCCACCGAGGCCGGGTTCAGCGAGGACGAGATCGGCACCACCTACGACGAGCGGATGCTTTCTGTTTTGCACAAGGCGGCAAAATACGACAACATGATGCGCAATCGTCCGATCCCGGTCCAGCCGGAACGCAACGGCGCGCTCATGCCGGGCTCGGCCCCGCGGATCGGCAATAGCGCCGCCCGCTCGATGAACGACGCCCAGAAACGTCTCGCGGCCACCGGCCGCGTCGACGACGCTGCGCTGGTGATGGCGCAGTTCCTCAGGCGCTAGGAGCGCCCAATGAACAAGTCCGGGTTCAACCGGAGACCCGCTGGCTGAGGCCAGAGCCCCATAGTCTAGCCGTTCGGGCTAGAGCGCATTGTCCAGCATTGCTGGAGACAATCCCTCTTTGCCCGAAAGGAACAGAACCGTGGCTAAAGTAACGAACGCTTTCACTACGTATAACGCGACAGCAAACCGAGAAGACCTGAGTAACGCCATCTACAATATCGACCCTTTCGACACTCCAGTGATGTCAGCGATCCGTAGACGCAATGTCAAGAACCGTATCTTCGACTGGCAGACAGAATTTCTGCCGCTGGTGAACTTGGCAAACGCGCAGTATGAAGGTTTCCAGCTCACTAATAGCCTGTCTCAGCCGACCATACGTAGAAACAACTGTACACAAATCTCCGAACGAGACGCAACAGTATCGGGGAGCCAGGAAGAGAGCGATGCGGCGGGGAAGGGGAGCGAGATGGCTCACCAGATGGCCCTCGCCGCCAAAGTCCTGAAAAGCGACATGGAGTCGATCCTCTGCTCCAGGCAGCCGCGAAACGACGGCGACGTCGCCCAGACGACGACGCCGCGCACCACCGAGGCGTTCTCGCACTGGCTGGGGCGGGCGGTGGACAAGAATAGCGCCGTCAACGCCGCCATCGCCCCCGGCACCGTCACCACCGGCCTGCCGGTCCTCGCCACCGACGCCTTCGCGGCGGTCGCCGCCGGCTCGCAAGTCACTATTACCGAGGCCATGCTCGGTGACGCCATGCAACAGGCCTATACCAACGGCGGAAGCCCAAGCATGTGGATAGTGCCGCCGGGGCCGAAGCGGACCATCAGCTCGTTCACCGGCCGCAGCACGACCCAGGTCCTTGTCGGAAAAACAGAAGTGGTCTCTACCATAGATGTCATCGCGACTGACTTCGGCAGGGTGAAGGTTGCCCCAAGTCGATGGATACCAGTCGATGTCGGGTTACTGCTTGATCCAGACTATGCTGCCGTCGCCTTCTTCAGAGCATTTCGTCAGTTTTTGATGGCAAGAATTGGCGATGCTGAAACCAGAATGATAGTATGTGAGTGGGGTCTAGAGATGAGAAACCCGCTGGCTCACATTCTTTTCAACGGCATTAAGAAGTGATACATGACTACACCTAAGAACGACTTGACAGCGGAGGCGGTGCGCCGCCTTTTTATCTATGACCCATATTCGGGACTTTGGCAATACCGAGAGCGCGGACCTCACCGTCCACGCGGCTGGTTTGCGGGCGCGAAGGAGCCGAAGAGCGGTTATCTGCGTGTTCAAGTCGGTCTTAGGAAATATCTCGTCGCGCGGCTCGCTTGGCTGTGGATGACTGGCCATTGGCCGAAGGACGATATCGACCATATCGACCTCGACCGGACCAACAACCGCTGGGCGAACCTGCGCGAGGCGACCCGCTCGCAGAACGTGGTCAACAGCGGAAGGCGGACAACCAACAGGTCCGGCTTCAAGGGCGTCACCTTTAAGCAAGGCAGAGGCGACCTGCCAGCTTGGCGCGCGACAATCAGGGCTGGGGATCGATACCTGCATCTCGGTTACTTCGCGACGCCTGAGGAAGCCTCAGTGGCTTATGAGGCGGCGGCCAGAGAAGCCTTCGGCGAATACTATCGGAGGCTCCAATGACCCCAGAAGAAATCGCCGTCATTCTGACCCGGCTTGAGGAGCGCATCGGCCGCATCGAGCGTCTTCTTCAGGAGATCGCCCAGGGCATGGGGATCGAGACGTGAGTGAACATCGGTGGACGTACCAGGACGCCGACGGGGTCCGCCGGACGCTGATCACCGACGATGAGCGCCCCGATGACGTCGTCGTCCACACTGAGCAGGCGCTCGACGAGATCCTGGCCTCGGTCGAGCGCGATCGGGAGGCGCCCAACGACGGCGTCAATAAGCTCCTCGCCCGCATACCCGTAGAGGTCTACGAGCGGGCGGTCATCCAGCAATGGGACGAGGCCGACTGGGCGCGCTGGCTCAACTCCAGCGAGGCCGCGCCCTTTCGCATCTGGCGGGGTAAAGTCTGATGCCTGGCTGGCCGCCTGGAATGACGTTGAACTCGCTGCCGCAGCAGCCAGCGCGGCCTTACACGCCAACGCCTGGACTATGGCCAAGCTGGATACCGCAGAGCGCGCAGGATTACATCCGCAGTCAGCCTTCCTATGCGGAGGGTCAAATCCAGGCGCCGGGACAGTTTTCGAGACTCGATGAATTGAGAGCGCAGGTGCCGCCTGATCAGCCGCTCAATCCGCAGCCCGGCGATGTCGAACGGTTGTTCCAGAACCAGATCATGCGACAATTTCCCAATTCGATAGCCCCTGGGCCCGGACTGGCGGACTTTATCCGGCGCGGCCTGGCGACAGCCGGCGATAATATCTGAAAAGGAGGATCATGGCCAACGGCGACGCCGACAGCATCTTCAATAACCTGCCCGGTTCTCCCAGGCGGCCGAAGCCGCCGCCTGGCCGTGGCCTGGGCCAGGAGCTGTTTCCGGTCGATCCGCGCGTCGTCATTGGCGGCGCCGCCGCCCCCTTGCAGCGGTTCAACTATGACATCGCGCAGGGCGCGCTGCACCCGTTCGAGGCCTTCGCCAACGCCCAGGAGCTGGGCTCGAACTGGGCTGGCCAGGGCGCCGCCTGGGCCGCTAACAAGATCGGTCTGCCCAACCCGGAGCTGCTGGGCAACGACGTCACCGCGATGCTCCAGTCGCCTAGAACCGAGGGCGGCGCCGGGCCGCTGACGAAGAAGATCGTCGAGGGGACCGCGCGCGTCGCTCCGTTCGCCGTCGCTCCCGCTTTTGCGACCGGATGGGCGCCAGGCGCGTGGCGGAAGCTTTCTCAGTTGAAGCAAGATAACCCCGGCAACGCTGATTTCATCGATGGACTGGCTAACCTGACGCCCGATCAGGCAAGGGTTATGCCGCCGTTCGGATCGGCGCAAAACAACAAGTTTCTCGACGCTGTCCTAAATGCCCATAACGACGATATCAGCCTGGTCAATCGCGTGCGCGAAGGCAGTCCGTATGCCTCGATCCCCTTACGCGAAATGCGCGGCCAGCCGTTCGACGATCCAGGGTCAATAGCAAGTCTCCCGCAGCCGCCGCCCATGACTGCGCAAGAATTTCTCTACGGAGATCAGCCGACTGCGATCCAGCCGGCATCGGCGCCCTGGAACACCTTCAGCTTGCATCAGCCCAGCATGCCGCCCTTCTCGGGCAATGATCCCCGCGCCGTTGCCCCATCCGCGACGCCAGCGCCATGGCCGCCGCCGCGCACAATCGGGATGACGCTGAACTCGCCGCCGCAGGGGGTGATCTGATGCCAGCTCCAAAGGACATGCGCCTCAGCGAGGAGGGCTATCGCGTCCTGCACGAGCGCGAGGGCCTCAGGCTCAAAGCCTATGCCGACACGCGCGGCATTTGGACGATCGGCCTCGGCCATACCTCGGCCGCCGGCCCGCCCCAGGTGGTCAGAGGCATGACGATCAGCGCCGAGGAGGCCGAAGAGATCTTCAGACGTGATTGCCAGACGTTCCGCGAGGAGGTCATCGGCGCGGTCGCCGGCGAGCTGGAACAGCACCAATTCGACGCGCTCGCTTCGTTCATCTTTAACGTCGGGGCCAGCGCCTTTCGGAAAAGCACGGCCTTGAAGCGTCTCAATGCCGGGGACCTCGACGGCGCCGCCCAAGCATTGCTGATGTTCAATAAGCCGTCCGAGATCATGCCGCGCCGCCGCGGCGAACATCGTCAGTTCAAAGAGGGGCTCTATGTCGCCCGCGTGCCTTGATGGAAGGCGGGGCGCCGCTGCGCCTGTTCGCCTGGGGGCCGGTTGCGGTCGCCGCTCTCTTGATGATCAGCGCCTTCGTCGCGCTCGAGGCCTATCGGGCATGGCGGATGGGCGAGCGGTTCCGCCTGCCGACGCGCGACTTCATCGCGATCCTGGTTATTGTCTGCTTCCTGGGCGCGGTCCTCTACGAGCTGGCTGGCGGGGCCGATGCGGAAAAGAGCCTCGACCTTCTGCTTGGCGCGCTGATCGCCGCGGCATCGGCTATCGTGGCGTTCTATTTCAATCAGCCGCCGCCAGAGGATAAGCCATGAGCATCGCGGGTTTGTTGTTGGGCTTGATCAACATCGGGCTCGTCATCGTGATCCTGGTCCTGATCGGCGCGGTGGTCCGCTGGGTTCTCGCTTTGCTCCAGTGGCCAGTCCCGTCGGATATCGAGCGGCTCTATCTCGCGGTGGTGGCGCTCGTTGCTCTTTATATGCTGGTCGCCCTGCTGTTCGGTCTGCCGACGGTTCGTATCATCGGGAGTGAACTGAAATGACGCCGATTGTTGGCCTGTTCCTTCCATGTCGCCCAGCGGCAATTGCCGGGCTCGTAGTTGCCGCTGTTGTCTGGCCAGCGGTCGAGGGTGGTTCCGGCTGGGCGTTCGCCCATGTCGGCGAGGAAATTGTCAAAGGACAGCCAGCGATCACAGACGGTAACCCCGCGCTGGCTATACCACTTGGCTTGGCGGGCCTTGGGGTTGAAAGCCCGTTGCTTCATGGTCGCCCACGACCAATAGGTTGGCGAGATTTTCCCCCACCGCGTGCGCGCATGGCCGTGACGCACCCGCCTCACAGCCTCGTCATGCTGACAGCCACAACTGACCGTATGCCTGCGCCTGAGGTTGTTGCCGATGACGATGACTGTTTTTCCGCAGTCGCAAAGGCACCTCCAGCGGGCGTTGGTGGCCTGCATGTAGGCGAAATTTTCAACGGTCAGGCGGCCGAAACGTTGCCCTGTGAGATCGCGGAAGACGCCCATGTCTGACTACTCAGATTTGAAATTACAGATAGCAGAGTGGAGTAATAGGACCGATTGGAGCGACGCGCTCATTACCAGTTTTGTTAAAATGGCGGAAGCCAAATTTAACTCGGAACTGCGCGTCGCCCAGATGATCCAGTTCGACGACGGGATCATCACCTCGCGCTGCGCCGAGTTGCCCGACGACTGGCTGGCGATGGATCTCGTCAGGGTGGCCAATACGAGCGGGGCCGACGGTTTCCTCACCGCGAGATACAAATCGAGGGACGAGTTTTTCAATCAGCAGGACAGCTACACTTGGATGTATTACACCCTCGTCGGCACGACCATGTTCTTCGGCGGTACGCCGGTCGTGCCGGACGGGACCGAATATAAGCTGGTCTATTACGGCGAGGTCCCGGTGTTCTCCGACACGCAGGATAGCTGGATCTACACCAAATATCCGCAGCTTTATCTGTTCGCCTCGCTGATGCACGCCGATCTGCACGCCGTCGGCGAAGAGCAGCAGGCCGCCAATCTGAAGCAGCTCGCCGAGGACATGATCCAGAAGCTCAACACCGCCCATCTCGGGGCCAAGGCTTCCGGCTCGCGCGTCACCCGCTCTCGCCTGAGGACGTTCGGCTGATGACGGAGCTCTGGAACCCCGATCCTTGCAGCGGCGAGGCGAACTGGACGCCTGATCCCGGCGTGGGGCCCCCCTGGTCATCTGATCCCTGCCTCGGCGATGCTGGCTGGAAGCCCCTCACGATCTGTCGCCGGCCCTATGGCTTAGGCCCCTACGGACTGGGGCCATACGGGCGCTGCGCCATCGTTGGCGGCGCGGACTGGGGCGAGGTGCAGATGACCATCGTCAAGCCGGCGGCGCGTCGGACGTGGAGGCGAAGAGCCCGTGTCTGACTCGTTCACCGCAAACTACAACCTGACGAAGCCCGACATCGCGGCCAGCGATGACACCTGGGGCGATAAGATCAACGCCGATCTCGACATCATCGACACGCAGCTCAAGACCGCCACCGACGGCACACAGGGCCCACAGGGGACGCCGGGACCGCCAGGGGTCCAGGGGCCGCCCGGCCCCGCCAGTACGGTCCCAGGCCCGCAGGGACCGCAGGGGCCGCAGGGCGGCATTGGCCCCGTCGGGCCGGCCGGCGCAACCGGAGCAACCGGCGCCGCGGGACCGCAGGGACCAACAGGACCGCCCGGTCCGGTTCCAGAGGCCCCCACCGATGGGCAACTCTACGGGCGCGAGAGTTCGGCCTGGTCCGTCGTTCCGGCCGCCCCTGCCGCCTCGAGCACAGTTCCGCTCATGGATGGAACGGCTGCAGTTGGGACCGGGGCGACTTTTGCCCGCGCCGATCACGTACATGCATCTGACACGTCGCGATTGCCCCTCTCAGGCGGGACCATGGTGGGGCCGATTGTCCTCCAAGGCAATCCGACGGCGGCGCTCCAGGCTGCGCCGAGGCAATATGTCGATGGGTTTCGTAATCGCAACAAGATCATCAATGGGGGGATGGTGATTGACCAAAGGAATGCTGGGGCGAGCGGGACGGCGAATGGGTATACCGTTGATCGATGGCAATATACTTCAACACAAACTGGTA